AATTAACTGGCTTTTACGAACTCGGTGTGTTTGGCGAAGATGAAAGCGAAAGTTTTAAAAAACAAAAAACAGAATATAAAACCCTATAAATAAATAAATATGAGTGCATTAATTAATTTTAGTTTAGATGTGGCAGCATTGCCAAAAGAAAAGTTTGTATCAGCTGCTAATGGCAAGGTGTATATAAACCTAACAATGTCAGTAAATGACGAAACACGATACGGTAATAATACTGGTATCTATGTTAGTCAGACACAAGAAGAACGTGAAGCCAAGAAAAAGAAAACTTACATTGGCAACGGAAAGGTAGTTTGGAATAACGGAACTATTTTGAACGCTATAAAGGAAGTACAAGAAGCTGTACAAGAACACCCAAAAGAAGAAGCTGACCTACCATTTTAATTTTTTTTATAATCAAGGGGGGTTTTTACCCCCTTTTTTTATAACTTTAAGCAAAACAATAACTAACTAAAGAAATGACAGAAGAACAAACTACACAACAAATGTTGATGGAACTAATAAAAGAGGAGTGTACAATAGACACCACCGAAGTATTAGAGTACCCACCAACCGCTTTGAGTTTAGGAGAAAAGACAATACAAACAAAAGGTGGCGATATTACAATACCAATTCCGATAGGGACTTATGGCAACTTCAGCTTCGTACAAGCACCACCAAAGACAAAGAAAACATTTTTTGTATCACTACTTGCATCGGTATATTTAAGCGGTGGTAATAACTTTGGCGGTAAACTAAAAGGACACCGAGAGGGTAGATGCCTTATACACTTTGATACAGAGCAAGGGCATTGGCATAGCCAGAGGGTATTTAAAAGAGTTATAGATATGGCTAACGTTAGAGATGTAGGTTGCTATCAAACCTTTGCGTTACGAACAATTAGCTATAAACAAAGAATACAATTTATAGAATTTATACTAAAAGAAAACAAGGACAAAAACGGATTGGTTGTGATAGATGGTGTTGCAGATTTAGTAAGCGATGTAAACAACCTTGAAGAAAGCAACTTGTGTGTGCAGAAAATAATGGAGTGGTCAGCTAAATACAACTGCCATATAATAACTGTAATACATAGCAATTACGGAAGCGACAAACCAACTGGACACTTGGGTAGCTTTTTAGAAAAAAAGACAGAAACACAAATACAATTAGAAGCAAACACAGTAAACAAGGAATGGGTAACAGTTAGTTGTAAGCGTTCAAGGGGTTATGCCTTTGAAACCTTTAGCTTTAGTATTAATGAGTTTGGGCTACCATTTGTAGTGGGCGAGATATACGACCCATTAGAATATTTTGTAGTGCCGAAAAAGAAAATTTTAGAATGAAAAAAAGCCTTGTTGAAATAGCCTATTTAAGACACCAAGACTGGTTAAGGGTAGTGTATGCCTTTGGATGCAACAAAAGCACCGCAGAGGACATTGTACAAGAAATGTATATACAACTGATACAAGATGTAGACAAAGGGTTAGACCTATGGCATAACGAAGATGTAAACATATACTACTGCTGGAAAGTATTAAGAGGCATATATTTAAACACCCACAAAAAGGAAGCAAGGCAAATAAAAGAATACATAGAAGAAATAGACGAACTAAAACAAGCAGAAGATTTAGGAATAGACGAAGTAGAATACGCTAAACGCAAAGACCAAATAGATGGCATATTGGATGAACTTTATTGGTACGATAGAAAAGTATTTGAGATATGCGCAAGCGGAAAAAGCGTAGCAGCATTAAGCAGAGAAACTGGTATAAGTTATTACTCACTTTACAACACATACACAAACGCAAAGAAACATATAAAAGAACAGCTATGATTACGAAATTTCAACAAGATTTAAAAAATGGTAAAGAGTACGAAAATAAAGCATTATTACATATTCAGCAAAAATACCCTAAAGCATATATAATAGATGGTTATTGTTTAGATTGGGATATATATATACCAGAATTACAAATAGGCGTTGAGGTTAAAAGCGATGCGCAATATAAAGTAACTGGAAACTTTTATGTAGAGTATTCTTGTAATGGTAAGCCAAGCGGAATTGCAGCTACTAAAGCTGATATATATTATGTTTATTTAGATAAATTATATATTATTAAAACAAAGGACTTAAAAGATAAATGTAGAAAATATATAAACACAAGCCGAGATAAAAAGGGCGGAGATAATATGGCGAGTAAAGGAATTATATTACCATTAAATGAATTATTATGAAATTAGGAGATTTAGTATATTACATTACTTACTATACTGGCATACGTTGGATAGTAAAAAAGATATGGGGAGAAGATTGCGGATGCGATAAACGTAGAGATGACTGGAACGATATAGATTTAGACTTATGGAATTAGAACACAGAAAACAATGGGAACAATTTAAAGCAGAGGTTACAAGCAAACTAACACAACCACAATACAAGCTATTATGTAAGCTACACGCAAAGTATTTTAATCACGCTTATTATGAGCCTTGCAGTTGCAGACCCAAAGAGTTAAAACGATGGATAGCCGATATTGACAGACTATACAATAAATGATAAAAAATGTACACAAGTGGGAAAAGGCAGTAATAATGTTATTGAATTTAGATGGATGGAACTTAAAACATACTGGCGATGGCTTTGAGCATTACGATGCAATAGGCTATGCACCAGAAAAAAATGGAAAGAGAGCAGAGGTAGTAATTGAAATGAAGTTCAGAAACAAATACTACAAAGAAAAAATGTTAGAGGTGTACAAGTACGACAAGCTAATAGAAACTGGTAAGATAGCCCTATACTTTGTGAATGACCCTAAAGGTAATTATATGTATTGGCTAAACAACCTAACAGACTTGAACAAGAAAGATATGTACTGCCCAGACACTACCCTATGGACTAAAAAGAAACTACTAAAGCCTTGTTACTTACTTGACGAAGCACAAGCATCAATAATTAATTTAAACAGTTTTAAGAAGTAAAATAAAAGTTTTCGTAAATTTTCGTAAAAAAGTTAGTTAATAATTTGTTTATAACGTTTATTATGTTGTATATTTGTGTAAACAATAACACAAAAACAAATATTATGTACACAAAATCAGAAATCAGAGAAGAGTTAAATTACTTAAACTTAACAGACGACGAAATTGTAATGATTAAGAATATCACAGAAGATGAGGGGTGTTCAATCCTAGAAGCTTCACAGATAGTATTAGATTAATAAAACAGGGGGTGTAAAAACCCCCTTATATTATGACACAAATACAAGACTTAAAAAAAGAACTTCGGCAAATAGAAGCCACGCTACACCACCTTAATAAAGAGGGTGGACTTACTGAACGTATGAAGAAACGTTTAGAGAATAGAGAACTATATATAAGAAGTATAATTTATAACATACAATAACAATGAAAAAGACAAAGACTGGATTACATATCCAAACACGCAAAAACAGAATTGAGGTATTAACTGAAAAAGAGTTAGAATTAAAAGAACTTAAAAAAGCAGAACAACGCCAGCTGGTAGTAATGGCATCTATTTTATTACTTGCCTTCCTTACGTTTTGTTTAGGGTTTATGATTGGATACGGTAGCTAATGGACTTACTACAAAAACAAGCATACAACCTTTGGTTTAATTGGTTAGCCGATAAGATAATGGAATGGAAAGATGCCAAGCCATTAAACAAAGACTTACGCAACTGCATTAAAGCTATGAACGAAATAGGTATATTTGTAAATGGTCTGCGTACAGAGGTTGAGGTACTACATAAAAGAGTGCAGCTAATTAGACAACAGAAGAACGAACTGATACAAAAACAACAAGAAGAAATAACACAATTAAAAGACGACTTAAACAAATATCAAATGCACTATATAGACGAACCAGACGCAGTAAGCACTTGTAGAACGTGCGACACAGAAACCAACGGACAGACATACTGCTCGGAAGATTGTAAAAACTATGACCTTGAATAATATGGATAAGATAAAACTATTAGATGGTAAATACTACGACAGAGCAGAACTGCTTAAACGTATGGAAGATGACACCTTTTACTATGGGGAACTAAATACCCTTGCTTTAAGTAGTAGTAGCCTTAAACAGCTTCTATCAAGCCCAAAGACATATAACTTCAGCTTGAAGTATGGTAGTGGCGAAAGCGCGGCATTGAGAGCTGGTGCTTTGTTTCATTGGGCAATCCTTGAACCAGAGAAATTTGAGGCGCAAAAGTTTGTAGAGGTACAAAGTAGAAACACAAAGAAGTTTAGAGAGGCTAAAGAGGAGTTTGGGTCTGTGTATACTGCAAAGGAAAGAAGTGAAGCAGAGAGGCTTGTAGATGCGTTTTACAGAAACGAACACGCAAAGGAACTAATAACCAAAGCAGAGTTTGAGATACCAGCTATTGACAACGTATTAGGTATGCCGTTTAGAGGTAAGGCAGACGTATTAGCTACTAATAGAATAGTAGACCTTAAAACCACTACAAACATAAAAGACTTTGCTTGGTCAGCTAAAAAGTACGGATACGATGTACAATGCTACTTATACTGCAATCTATTTGGTAAGACACATAAAGAGTTTTATTTCTTGGCATTAGACAAGGGTAGTTTGGATATTGGTATATTTAATTGCTCGGAAGAATTTTACTTTCAAGGCGAAGAAAAAGTAGAAAAAGCACTACACCTATATAATCAATTCTTTATAGAGGGTGCAGATTTAGATAACTATTGTTTAACTGGAGAATTATAAAAAATGAAATTAAATTTAAAGATTGAGTATTTAGGAAAGAAAGAAAGAAAAGGAGATACAGAAAAGGATATGTATAGCTTATCGTTTAAGACTTACAACGCACAGATTAGTGGCAAGTTTGAACGTAGTGAGATACGACACCTTATACAACAATTAGACAACGCAATTATATGAAAACACTATGGCGCAAGAAAAACGGTAAGTGGTATAAGTTAAAGCCACATACCGATAAAGTAAAATATATATCTTGTGATGAAACGAGCCAAACAAACTATTATAGTAGGACTAATAAAAAAAGCACATATAAAGAATTATGAAAGAAAAAGATTTAATAAATTTAGGATTTAAGCGTAATAATGTTAGTCCTAAAGAAAGCGGAGAGCCAAAAACTATTTATTATTATACTTATGATTTTTTAGGTTTTTGTCTTATAACTGATTGTGATAATGATATTCAAAATGATGTTTGGAGTGTTTATATTTTTGAATATGAACATATAAAATTCACAAAATTAAAACAAGTTATTAAGTTTATTAGTTTACTAAAAAAAGCACAATGAGAGCAACATACTTACACTACGAAAACGGAAAGGGCTACGATGTGATTGACTTTATAAAAGACTACAATCTCAACTTCAATAGAGGCAATATAATTAAGTACGTTTGTAGAGCTGGTAAAAAAGACAACGAACTAAAAGACCTTGAAAAAGCAGCAGACTACCTAAAGCGAGAGATAGAATACATAAGAAACGAACAAGAGAAATGGATAGAGAAGAACAAGTAATAAGCGACAAGCACCTCAACTATTTAAAGTGTGTGCTAATAAGTCAATTACTATTAGAGGCTAATGATGAACTAAAAGGTAGCAAAGCGTTTAAACAAAACGTAAAGTATCAAGTAGGTAAGACAAACCAAATATTAGAACAAGTGTACCAAGAGGGGTTTAATACAGTATACCACAACAACCCAGAGATGTGCATAAACGTACTAAACAAAATAGATGGACTGATACACAAAATAAAAACAGCTACCATAGACGAGTTAGTAATGATAGACGCATTAGTAGACCAATACTTTAACAACAAAGAAGAAATAAACGAAACCCAAACAGCAGAATTTACTAAAATAGATTAGATATGAAACTACAAACAGTAAGAGATACAATTAAACAAACAACAAATATAGACATCTTTGAACAAACAAGGCGTAGAGATGTAATAGAAATGCGAAGCGTAGCAAACTACTACCTATATAAGATTAGCAAGATGCGACTTATGGAAATAGTTAGAGAATACGAGAAGAACAACTACAAAACAACACACGCTTCAATTATACATAGCTTAAACACCTATGACCAACACAAAAAGTATAACCAAGAATTAGAACTAATGTACAAAGCCCTAATAGGCGATAATAGATTGTACGTTATGGAACAGATACCAAAGGCTACTGAAAAGCAAATAGAACAGATAGAAGAAATACTGATGTAAAAAAAAGTAATTATGTTTATATATTATTGAATAAACAATCTTTTTCAATTATGGACAAAAGAAAAAATAATGGTGGCGCAAGAGAGGGCGCTGGTAGAAAACCAAAAGCACAAGAGCAGAAACTAATAGAGCGTTTAGATGCTATAATAGACAAAGACGAAGCATTAGGTAAGTTAGGGGAGTTAGTAACAAAAGGCGATATGAGAGCTTTACAGCTGTATTTAAGCTATCGTTATGGCAAACCTAAAGAAAGCGTAGACATTAACTCGTCAGAGGGCTTAAACATCAATTTTAGAGATTTAATTAAATTCGTTGATTAAGGTACATAAGAAATATAAATCTATTGTAGAGGAAGATAGTAGATATTTTATAGTTAGTGGTGGGCGTGGTTCTGGAAAGTCATTTTCAGTAAACGCCCTTTTAGTTATGCTTACCTATGAAGCTGGACACACAATACTATTTACACGCTATACATTAACATCTGCTTATATATCTATTATACCAGAATTTATAGACAAGCTAGAGCTGTTTGGCTTTACACAAGACTTTCATATAACTAAAGACGAGATACTAAACAAAAAGACTGGAAGCAAAATAATATTCAGAGGTATAAAGACATCAAGCGGTGACCAAACCGCAAACCTTAAATCGTTACAAGGCATTACAACTTGGGTAGTAGATGAAGCTGAAGAACTAACAGACGAACACAAGTTTGACACAATAGACCTATCCGTTAGACAGCAAGGCTTACAGAACAGAGTTATACTAATACTAAACCCAACAACTAAAGAGCATTTTATATACAAGCGCTTTTTTGAGGACAGAGGGGTACAAGAGGGAAGCAATATAACCAAAGACAACACAACCTACATACACACCACATACATAGACAACATAGACAACTTATCTAAAAGCTATATAGACCAAATAGCACAAATGCGTGAACGTAGACCAGAGAAGTACAAACAACAAATGTTAGGTGCGTGGTTAAACAAAGCAGAGGGGGTTATATTTAGCAACTGGACAATAGGCGATTTTAAAAGGTACAGCGTAAGTGTGTGGGGACAAGATTACGGATTTGCAGCAGACCCAAGTACACTTGTTGAGGTAAACATAAACACAAGCACAAAGACAATATATTTAAAAGAGTGCTTTTACTTACCAAGACTAACAACATCGCAAATAGCAGAGTTAAACCAGAAACACGCAAAGGATGGTTTAATTGTAGCTGATAGCGCAGAGCCAAGACTAATAACAGAACTTAAAAGACATTGTAACGTAAAGCCAAGTATTAAAGGGCAAGGTAGTGTAACGTATGGCATAAGCCTATTACAAGACTACGACCTTGTTATAAGTCCAGATAGTACAAACCTAATTAAAGAACTTAACAACTACTGCTGGTTAGAACGCAAGAGCAACACACCAATAGATAAATACAATCATTTAATTGATGCTATTAGGTACGCGGTAGGCTATCAGTTACAAAATCCAAACAGAGGCAAATACGCAGTACATTAACCACTAAAATAATTTGAAAACGTTTATATATTAATATGAAAGTTAATTTAACTATACCAACAACACTCAACGAGATAACTTTAGGGCAGTATCAAGAGTATGCCAAATTAGCTGATTTAAGTGAAACAGACTTACAACTAAAGACTATTGAGATATTCTGCAACGTACCAGAGTTAGTGGTTAGAAATATGAAAGCCACAGATATAGTAGAGATATGCAGTATCATAAATGGTATGTTTGACACAAAGCACCAATTAATAAGTATGTTTAAAATGAATGGTGTTGAGTATGGGTTTATACCAAGTCTTGAAGATATGTCTTTTGGCGAGTATGTAGACCTTGATACTTTCATAGGGGATAACGATAATCTGCACAGAGCAGTAAACGTATTATACAGACCCATAGAACACAAAAGCGGAAGCAGATACACCATAAAAGACTACGAGCCTAACAATAGCGAGCTGGCAAAAGATATGCCTTTAGATGCTGTACTTGGTGCGGTGGTTTTTTTTTACAATTTAGGCAAGGACTTATCGATAGCTATGCTGAACTCTTTGGACAAGAAGAACGAGGAGATTTTAGCGCAGTATCTAACTTCACAGCCAAATGGGGGTGGTACAACTCAATCTATGGGTTATCTAACGGAGATATTACAAAATTTGAACATATCACTAAATTAGGTGTACACGAGTGTTTAACATACTTAACATACACAAAAGAAAAAAACGAAATAGAAGCAAGACAAATAAAAAGCAAGTTTAAATAATAGAAAATGAGCCAGACAGGAATAAGAGGTTTTTACCTACTAACAGAAACAATAAAAGACCAACTACTTGGCGATGTAAATGTAAACACAGTTACAACTGGCGATATATACGACATTGATTTAGCAAAGCAATCTATATTCCCATTAAGCCACATTATAATAAACAACGTTACAACACAAGAGCAAACGCTTACGTTTAACATTAGTGTATTAGCAATGGATATAGTAGACGAAAGCAAAGAACCTACTACAGACGTATTTAGAGGAAACAACAACGAACAAGATATATTAAACACACAATTAGCAGTATTAAACAAGTTAGTAATGGTATTAAGAAAAGGCACGCTATATAGTGACCAATACCAATTAGAAGGCGATGCAACCCTTGAGCCATTTTACGAAAGGTTTGACAATCGTTTAGCTGGGTGGTCTGCTACGTTTAATGTGTTTGTTAAGAACGATATTACAATATGTTAGCAGATAAGTATTTAAGGGATGAACTTAATAAGTTTGCTAAATACGTTATACAGCAAAGTAGAAGCAACTTAACTAAAAGCAAAAAGAACGCTTCTAAAGAACTTTATAACAGTCTTGGGTATGATATAACCCAAAAGGGAGATACTACGTCTATGGGCTTTAAAATGGCTGATTATGGTGTGTTTCAAGACAAAGGGGTAAGCGGTAAAGAAAAGAAATACAATACACCTTATTCCTATACAACTAAAATGCCACCAAGAAAAGCATTTGACAAGTGGATAGTTAGAAAGGGTATAGCACCAAGAGGCAAAGGCGGTAAGTTTTTAAGCAGACAAAGTTTACAATACTTAATAGCAAGAGCAATATATAAAAAAGGAATAAAGCCAAGTTTGTTTTTTACTAAACCATTTGAAGCAGCGTTTAAGCGTTTACCAGATGAATTAGTACAAGCATACTCAATAGGATTAGAGAAACAAATACAAGTAAACATAAACAAATGAGCAAGATAAACGCAAGAAGCCCATATTATATTACTATTGGTGTAAACCC